AAATCAATGTACTTCTTTAGTTCAGTGATGGTAGAGATGGCATCCGTATGAAGAATGCCAATACCACCTGCTGCATTCCATTGTTCGATAACAATTTCTGTGTCATCGATCAAAATAGAATTTGGGTTTGCATATTGCTGCTTTAGACTTTTACCTGGCACAAAAATTTTAGGCCATGTAATCTTAGCAACATTTGCCAGCCATTGCATCTTTTGCATGGCTACTTTGAAATTATCTTCAGGTGTTCGTGTTGACGAAAGAATGCATTTTTCCACCGGGAGAGAATCCAGATAAGACACTAGAACATCAAAATCTGGCATCTTATCAAGGGTTACAAAGTGCCCACCATCAACCATTAAATTAAAATTAGGAGTGAAACCTCTTTCAGTTTTATAGTCTGATGGCAATTTACCGGTGACTTCTTTAAACCTTTTAACAAAGTCTGCAATCACGCCGTCCATGTCAACATAAATTTTTGTTACGCTAACTGACATATTTTTCCCTTTAAAATATTTTTTAACTTAGGCTTATCGTAATTTAAAAACGGTTGGTACTTCTCACACTTCAATGCAAAATCTGGAAAAACAATGTCATCTGATATTTTTTTCAACCACATGGGTAGAAAGTTTAATATGTCGTTGAGTATGACAATTGTTTCTAACTTAATTTTGCTTTTGAGATATTCATTATACAGTAATGGGTACTGCCCGTCAACCACTTTTAGCATTTCTTCCGGCACTTCTACCAGATCAAAAAGATGATTAATGTCCTGTTCGAATATGTAAGAGATTGATTGTTGTGTTTTAAGCCAAGCTTTATAGTTGGTCTCTGCTTCACTATCAAGAAGATCACCTACCCATGTATTTGTACTGATCAAAAAATTAGAAACATAAAAGCCAAACAACTCTTCCCTTTTATATTTACGAGATAGTTTGTAATAGGTGAATTTATCTTTTCTCAATATAAATTGGTCTTTAGACACATTTGTTTTGCCGTTATATCTCACATAATCATATTTGCCCGAGAAATGTAGTTTTAAAGCATGATACATTGCATAGGCTTCAAATCCACCTGCTTCATTCATATTGGTAATTTGTTCACTTTCTTGATCATATTAAGTGTTTGCGCTTCATCAGAGATTTTGGATTTGACGAGAGGTGTCAATAGTGTTGCGGCAAGCTCAACGTCAAATCCTGTTTTCTCACAATGATAAACGATTGCATCAATATAGTTTAATCTTTTTTCGGCGACGATGCTTTCGATTAGTTCCGAAAAGATTCTTTGTTCTTCTCTTGTAGCCATTTTACTTGAACAGAATAAGAGCCATAAACACAGAATTCACCATAAAACCAACACCAACAGTCAGAACGACCACAGTGTCTTTGAGAATTGCTGCACGAATAAAAAAGGTGACCAATGCTGCCCATATAAACAAAACTAGATCAATTGGTGGCAGTTTATCGGTAACACCGGCCATTACAGCCAAAAACGTTGGAATCAATGAAGCAAGGAGTAGAACTAATCCAATCCAACCAATTGATTCTGCTGTGCTTGGTTTTAGTTTGTTATTCAGAAAATCTTTAAGATATTCTTTGAGGTTTGAAAAGCGTTCAAGCCAATCAACCTTTGTAGAAGATGTGTTTTCCAATTTTGGCAACTCTTTGTCTTTTCCATCCTGGGTTGATGTAGTCTGCATGATAGTATAATGTGTCCTCTTTGATAATGTCGAGTTTGAATCCTTCGAGAAGTACCTTTTTAGCCACAGCCTCGGATTCTTTATAGGTTGCTGCATGAATAGGTCTCACTTTTGCTTTTGAATCACAGTACCAACTGAACTGACAGATTAAATTATTGTACACTAAATTTCTTTCGTATACAACTGCACAAATATCTTTTGGGAATTTGCCTGATTTAGTTCTGTTGATTGTTACTTGTGCTACTGCTACCTTTCCTTCAAAAGGTTCTGTTCCTGCTTCATAATATATGTTTTTCGCTAGACAGTCAAGTTCTTTTTCACGTTGAGCCATTGTCACATATGAAGGATGTTTACCTTCTTTTACTTCCTCAAACTTCTTATCTACGAGATGGTGAAAATGTTGTGTGAAAAAATAGCCGAGAATGCCTATGAAAACTAGTTTCATAAATTGCATTATGGATCTCCTTTGAATGGTGGGTTATTCTGTTACGAGGAAACCCACCGAAACCCTAGGCTGTGTTTAAGCAGCCAATGCGAAACGTTCTTCGTTTGCGTTTACTTTGATTTACTTTTAACGACTCTCTGTGTCGGATCGTCCATCTTCCTACTTATTGCCCTGTCGAAACCAAGTCAGGCCCATCAGAAGCATACTAGAACACAGTTTTCCCATTTCAGACTTTAGAGTGTCTTATCGGGCTAATATACTTCTGGTGGACCTGTCGGGGATCGAACCCGAGTCCAGAACACCTTTCAGTCAACTTCAAACGATCATTTTGTTATTTATATCATTTTAAGATGTTCGACCACTTTTTCAAAGTGCTTACCATTGAATCGGTGATTTCCTTCTTGGAAGATATAAACAGAAGTTTTTTCTTGATTTACTTTCTCAATAAAGTCAGTGTGGTCAATTACTTCATCATTACTTGCGAAAAAATATGTTGCTTTCTTAGGTATTACGATTTCTTCATATTGTTCTAGAATATGTTCTGGTACTCCATACTTTGCGAGGGAGGCCTTCGGATTGGCAGAAGGATTAATAACCACTGCTTCACAATCATATTCACTTGCAAGTTTAGAAGCCCACCAGCCGCCGAGAGAAGTGCCGACAAAAATAAGTTTCACATCCTGATTATACATTTCGACGAGAATATTGTCAATCTTATCTGTCAATTCTTTATATGCAACCCGTGGGTCAATGTGAATGGGGAATGCATAGGTGAAAAAAGATGATTCTTTACTCAACCTTGCAACTTTATCGGTATGCGGGCTTGAATTGTAACCGTGAAAATACACAACGACTTTTTTCATATACTCCTCACTTTGACATTATAATTATAACATAGAATTGGTTGCTTGGCAACCAGTGTTGTAAAAATACAACTATTCCTCTTTGGGGTGCCCCATACCAATTTTAATGTGTTCGTGCCCACCAATCTTACGTTTGTAGTGCCCTGTGTCTCCTACAGGCTCCAATTCTTTTCCCGTAAGCTTTTTCATCTTATGTACCGGTATCACTGGTGCACCCATTTTCTTTTGAATGTGTTCTGGAGCACCTGATACTTCACCCCATGCGCGTTTCTGTTCATGGTCTTCCAGCTTATTCTTTTTAAAGTCTTTCTTACCTTGTTCTGATCCATCTGTTGCAGATGCTATAGATTTTCTGCCATGTTGTTTTTTGTATAAATTAACAGAACTAATTTTACCATTTCTTTTGGTTGCTTTTATTAGAGAGTGCCCAATGTCATGATGTATTGCATCTGATTCCTCTTTAGAACCTGATTTATGCCCACTATAGCCACCAATATCTTTGTAAGATTTATGAATCATATCATGAATTTCTTTTCGATGAATTTCTCGAAAATGCTCATGTTTTGGATTAATACCAATTGACAACACTTTTTCGATGATAAATTCTTTAAAAGATTGCATAGAATATCCTTTTTATGGATATTTATTATTTTGTGTCATGGTAATATTTGATATAATCGAATAGAGTTTCAACATAATCAGAGGTTTTCTCTTCAAAAATTTGTGATACACCTTCATCAACCGACATTAATACCACAATTTGGTCGATAGGTGAACCAACAATTTCTTCATACATCAATGAATACGCGGTACATTGAGCAAAATAGTTCTGTATTTGTTCTTTTGTCTTATTTCTTTTAGATGTTTTAAAGTCGATGATAGAAAGTTTACCCTTCCATTCTGCAATACAATCTACACGCCCAGCAAGCCCAATCTTTTCGGACCAAAGGGTTTCTTCCATGTAGTGTATATTATTGATATGCTTTAGATCACGTGCAATCTTTCGAAACATATAAACACCATCAGGCATTTGATCATTCCAATCAATTGTTTCATTGAGTAAATATTTTTCAACCAGATTATGCATCTTTGTTCCGCGCCCAGCGGCTAATCGTGATACTCGATTTGCTTCTTCTTCACCAACTCTTTGCCGCCACTCCAAAATACCCTGCTTTTCTTTTGCACCAATAACAGTTGTCACTGACGGCAAAATTTTACCACCGGGAGTGGTATAGTATCTTTTACCATCAGGGTGTGTTTTTGATACAAGTTTAGGCAGTTCTTTTGGAGGGCAGTGTGTATACATTATAGTTTTAGTTTTTCTTTCACGGTTAAATAATTTTTCACAAAGCCACTTCGTACAATATCTTCTAATTGAAATCGAATATGTGAAGTGTTCTCTAATTTTTCTAGAATAGAAAGCGCATCATGAAAGCCTGATTTTTCTTTTTTAATGTTGAGATCGTTTTGATTGCAATCACCACACAAGAAGAATCTACAATTTTCACCAATACGAGTCAGAACAGAATCAATTTCATGAAATGTTGCAGATTGAAACTCATCAAAAACGATAATGCAATTTCTAAATGTGAGGCCACGCAAAAAACTTGTTGTTTGAAATTGAATGATCTCTTTGTTCAGAAGAAAGTGCCATGCATCTCCTCTTCCGATCAATTCATTCACAATGTTCATATACGGTTCTTGATATATCTTAGATTTTTCTTCTAGTGTACCAGGAACAAATCCAAGGTCTCTAGAAGGAACCGCTGAACGAATAATAATTATTCTATCATAATACGAATTAGATACAAGCAAATCTTTAAGCGAAAGATATAAAGCTAGAAATGATTTACCTGTGCCAGCTGAACCTGATAGTACAATATTATTTCCTTTTGCAAACTCCTCAAATGTTTTTCTCTGATTCTCAGTTAGGGCTTCTATTGTTCTCAAACCAAAATGCTGCGACTGTGCCTGTGCAGCGGCAGTTTTCTTTTTCCCTGTGGCCATTTATACTCCTCATGGTATTCACCATTCTCTTGGCATTTTTGTTTTATGAGATCGGGCTAAACTATTACCTGGCACTTTCTCTCTAATGCGCCCGATGATTTCGCGCTCAAATCTTGCGTCTGGCTGACCCATACCAGGAACAGACATACGCAAGCCATCACCAAAAACTGGAAGACTATCAACTGAATGATATGTTTCTAGGTGCGGATTCAATTGCTTGAATTCATCTAGAAGTTTCACACTAAAAGTGTATTCTTCTATTTCATTTGTTTCTTTATTGATAAATTGATAGGTAGGCATTTTCTTATAAATTAAAAACGATTGAGATTCGTGGTTCTTCGGAATTGTTTGGTTCAACTTCATGATACAACCATGCAGGCCACATAAGAAGTAAACCAGGATATGGTGCATAGTCATAATGTGACATTGCAAACCAATTATTTGGATCTTTTACATGAAAGAAATAATCAAAGAAGTCCCTAAAAGGCTGGTTAGGATAAAAACGAATCTTTGAAGAACCAGGTGGTGTTTGAAGATAGAAAATACCAGAGATAGTACACATTGTGTGTACATGTTTTGGATGATTGCTACCTTTATTGAAGGAGTTTAGAAAGAAATAAGGATTAAATTTAATTGGATTTGAATCATATCCTTGCACTTCTAGAAATTGTTTTCCTTTTTCTATGATGAAATTTGTGAAAGGGGTAAATTCAGGATTTTTAATCAGATCCAACCCGGTGCCGTGGGTTGTTTGCCCATTGTAATAGAAATTCGAATTCGAAGGTTGTGAATCAAAAAACTTTTTTACAATCGGGAGCATCGTATTTGCCCAATCAGTATGTTCTTCTCTTGCAACAACTGAAGGGAAAAAATTATCCAGAATCATTATTAATCACTTTCAACAGGTAGGAATATTTTAAGTTTTTCTTTTTTCTTATACACTGCTTCTTGTATATCTTCTTCAGAAATATTTATGTCTGTTTCTGTGACAAGAATATCAATCATAGCTAAAACGTCACCGATTTCAGTAATTAGTGCTTCTTTGTTTGTAACACCATTCCAAGAATTATCTAATCCGAAACGATAAATTTTAGATACTGCTTGAACAACTTCTGCACATTCCTCTTGTAGAATTGCCATCACTTTGTGTGTATCACGCATTGTTTACTCCATACCATTCGGGAACATTTCGATTTTTCCATGATGCGAGATGAGTTTTGTTTTTGTTGTAATAATTACGATATGATGCAAGAGAATCACCTGCAATTTTAACATCATCAGGCATTGCAGGTGTAGGACCAGTAAAGGGAATATCGGAGATGTTATTTGGCCAAATATACAGTGCATCACTCATGCGTTTTTCTACAGCATGAATTTTACCATAACGATGTGTGTATTCTTTGCAGAGATGATGCCACATTCTATTCAGCCAAAGATAATTTTGTTTGCTTACTCTGGTCCATACGGCTGAAGGATGATTGATATGAGAAGCCTTCATCATAATGGTTTCAAAAGGTTCTTCAAGGCGCCACCGTTTGATTGAACGCCCGTTAGCCGTTTTGTCGAGGTAAGGTGAGCCATCAAGCAAACGATGTGCGGTAGACATGAGTTGAGCATACTCAATAATCATTTTGACACAATGCTTATCGTTATGCATTTCAGCGCAGATTTTTGGATCATCATGTAGATAGAAGATATTCACGGTACAATATAGCCTTTCTCTTTCAAGTTTTCAACAGACATTTCAAAATAGGGATACAATACATGGTGCGCCACCGGGTCAATTTTGTCAACCATTTCTTGTATATTATCTGGCCATTTACCTTCCAATTCGTAACTTTTCCACTTATAGTTCCAAACTTCCCAA